CAAGCCACCCGAAGATTGAACTTCGGGTCAACACGCTTGGCTGCTTGATAAAACTCACCATACCATTGGTCCCAGACCGGCTGGGGGTGGATGGCGAGCTCATCAAGAAAGCCTTCTACTTTGACTCGGAACAACTCTCCATCAACATCCTTCTTCTTTGCCCATTGAACATTTTGCACAAGTGTATCTAGCGACAAACACATCAGTAGTCGACCGTCATCCCTGCGAAGTTTCCGTTTAAGGAAAGAAACATCATACACAGTACGATGCCCCTCGTCAAAGAGGTCACTTTTGACCTCATCGGTGTACACAAGACCTATCTCCTGGAGGGCCTTGGAAACCGATGCGTACGTAGGAACAGCAAAGCCGTACTCTTGACACTTCACACGGTCGATTTTCCAAACATTGTCGTCACCATAACATATGTACTCAATTATTCGTCTAATGTACAATTCCTTCAGCACAGCCAGCGCTCTACTAAAAGTCTCACATCCCAAAGAACGTGCCACACCATAACGAAGAACAATGTTATTACAAATAGTGTTGATGATAGTAGTGATAGGATTTCCAGACGGATTAGAGTTATCCCACTCAATGAGACAACCCTCGTACTGGATGAACGGTTTAGTAAAAGAAAGAAATACATTACGAGCAATCCTGAGGTCCTTTTCTGACAACAGGGGTCCAAAGTGTGAAACAAAAACGTCCCACACCTTGTCCAAAACATACGACGGGAGATCCTTGTCAAAACTCGAGTAGTCACCAGCCTTGGTATCACAATTGAGCGAACCAGCGCCCATCTTCTCCAGAAAAGTCTTCAATTCAAACTGATCAGCAACATTCATACCAACAGCTGAGGAATTCTTGTAACGATTGGATGGGTCCTGGTACCATGAAGCAAAACAACCAAAGAAGCGCCGAATCAACAATGTTGCAACAGTGTCGCAAGAAAAGACGACCCGCGTCTTCCCTTGCTTGACCTTCTCCGTAGGACGAAGTTCGTCTTTAGGAAAAGCAACAAAGATCATCGGAATAGGCCCCTTCTCAAGGGCCTCAAGTGCTTCATCATACTGCTTCTTGATATGAATCGCTCCAGGCGTGTCAAAAGTGTAATTCTCATCAAAACCAAAAGCCTCACGTTTCTTAGATCCAACACCAGGATGGAACCTTGAGGGAGAGCCAGAGGCTGTCCCACGATTTATGGGCTTAAGGTACGGCGCTTTGTCCTTCGA